GTGGTAAGGTACAGGGGTCGAGAAGCGTATATGACAGAAAATCAACCTTAAAAGAGGTATAACTATGAGTGGCGAGAAGCCAGATACACAAAAAGATAATAATGAAAAAGAGTTCGATGGCTTTGGAAGACCAGACCGTATCCCTGCTTCTGAGGATGGACAAAACAGGACACCTGATGGAAGATTCAAGAAAGGTAACGGTTGTGGGTTTAATCAAGGAAATAAGGCAGGTCGAGGTAGACCACCTTCACTAACTTACATTCTTCACAAAAGACTGCGTGAAGAGGGTGATGGAACAAAAGCATCAGGCATCAAGATAGCGGAAGATTTAATCGAAGAAACCATAAATCAAGCGAAGGATGGTTCTTTTAAGCATCTTCGTGAAATTTGGGTCAGGTTGGATGGCAAAGGCGACTTGCTCCCTGATTTTGAAGTGAAGGAAGATGTTAATTCTCCTGAAGAGCATAAAGAGGCGGCGATTAAGTTGTATCGTGCTATTATTGCGGATGAGAAGTCTAGTATTACTAATAAGTTAAAGGCACAAGAGCAATTAAACATGCTACTTGGTCTAACTGAACCACAATCTACTCCTGTTGAAGCGGCTAGAGCGATTCAGAACGCTGCGGCGGCTATTTTTGGAGCATCTTACATCAATAAATTGGAAGAAGAGACTAGCGGTGATGTTGACGAAGACGAATCCTTAGATGATGATGCCTAAAAGTGGGACTAACAGAGCGATGGACAACCCTTCGGTATCACGAAGAACAGCAAAAGTACATGAGAAGTACAACGAGGTTCAATGTAGTACCTGCGGGTAGGCGGTCTGGGAAGACTGAATGTGCTAAAAGGCGGGTTATTCTTCGTGCATTAACTGAAACTGATTGGTCAGATGCTTGGTTTGTTTGTGGTGCGCCTACGCACAGTCAGGCAAAGCGTATTTTCTGGGCGGATTTAAAGGCAATGATTCCCAAGAATCTGTTGGCAAAGCCTCCTAGCGAGGGTTTATTGTCTCTTTTCCTAATAAATGGTGCTGAAATCACGGTTTTGGGGCTAGATGCACCTGAACGGATAGAAGGTAGACCTTTAAACGGCATAGTTCTTGATGAATACGGGAATATGAAGGAAAAGGTGTGGGGGGAGCATTTGCGTCCTGCATTATCTGACCGTTTGGGTTGGGTGGACTTTATTGGTGTGCCTGAAGGCAGAAATCACTACTACGACTTGTACCAAGCAGCAAAAAGAGATGTAACGGGAGATTGGGAAGCATTTACTTGGACAAGTGAGGGGATTTTAGACCCAAGGGAAATTTCTGCCGCGAAGCGTGACTTGGATGAGTTGACCTATCAACAAGAATACTGTGCTTCGTTTGTTACATTTGAAGGAAGGGCGTATCACTCCTTTAATGCGAACACAAACACTAAAGCGTTATTGCCATACGACCCAGATGACGATTTGGTTCTATGTTTTGACTTTAATGTTAATCCAGGCGTTGCTGTAATGTGCCAAGAGAAGGGAAGTACCACGAATGTGATAGGTGAGGTTCATATTCCCAATAATAGCAACACTCCTATGGTCTGTGAAGCAGTTATTGAGCAGTGGGGGGAACATCGAGGCAGTGTTATGTGTTACGGCGATGCAACTGGAGGTAGTCGAGGTACTGCACAGGTTCACGGTTCGGATTGGGACTTAATTAAGAACTCTTTGAAGCCCGTTTTCGGAAATAGATTAAAGTTTCGTGTAGATAGAAAGAATCCACGAGAACGAGTCCGAGTGAATGCCATGAATAGTCGAATGAGAGGTGTAGACGGAACTATAAAAATGTTAGTAGACCCACGAACAGCCCCAATGACAATAAAAGACTTAGAGGGTGTTCGTCTACTCCAAGGGGGTGGCGGAGAGATAGATAAACGAGTAGACCCCAAAATAACCCACTTAACTGATGCTCTGGGTTATTACATAGCAAAACGGCATCCTGTCAGGGTAAATCGACAGACCTTCGTAGAGGAGGTATTGTAATATGGCTTCTTTTATAAATGCAGAAGGTGACTATGAAGGTAAGGACTCACCATACCAATTGACGATATACCTGAAGACAGGCGATACTCTGTGGGTGATAAATAGACATGATAAACTTATAGATGTTGCAGATATGCTAATGGGAGACAATGAGTACGATGGAGGTGACAATACTGTTGACATTGACGGAGTTAAATTCGTACCTTATCTTGTTCCAACCACTGTTTTCGTAAAACCGTGGGCAGTTGCAGCGTTAGAAATGAATCCCGTTAAGAAAGAGTTTCTCAAGCAGACAAAAGGTCTTTTTACATGAACCCATTATATTGGAGCAGAATTATTGTAATTTGCCGACCTCCTGTGGTGGCGGTTTGTCTTTTTCTGTTGTGTGGTTGTTGGTCTGCTAAAAGTGCAATCGACTCTAGTGCAATAGGGGTTAGAGATTTATCTACAAGTTCTGAAGAGAGATTTGAAAACATTGAGGGGTTGGCTGAGAGTTCTGAAGAGAGATTTGAAAAGTCAGGCGATTTAGACGGGGTTGCAGAACAACAGGAGATTGTCTCTCAGGCACTCTCTGGTGCAGATGAGCAAAGAGACATCCAAGGTCTGTCGGACTCCATACGGACTGATTTACACGGTGTAGAAGACACTGTGCCGTGGTGGGCGAACATGACGACTACTGTTGCGATTGTGATTGGTATTGTTGTTATCTTTGTCTTTCTGTGGCGAAGTGGCATTCTTGGTTTCATTCGTTCGTTCTTCTGGGGGTTGGGTTTATTGATACCTAAAAGGAAATTACAAGAGGCAGAATTAGATTTAAAGGTCTTGGACGATAGTAGTCCTACCACTTTTCGTGAAAGTGTTGCAAGTAAAAGGGCGAGTGACCCTAGTTACGAAGCGGCATACAACAAGGTTAAAGGAAGAACATAGTATGAATTTTTTAGCAAGTTTTGATTTAGGTGAGGCAATTATTTGGCTCGGTATTGGTGCAGCATTAGGTTTAGGCTTCAGAAAAGTAATAATGAAATGGATGACGGGGGAATGGAAATAATATGCCCGTAGTAGCAAACCAATACAACATAGTTGTTGAACAAGGTGCTACCTTTTCATTAACAATTACATATAAAGACAGTGAAGGCGCGGCTATAGACTTAACGGACACTGATGCTCGTATGGAGATTCGTCAAGAATATACATCCGAATCTGCGCTAGTTACATTGACTAGCGCAGCGGGTGGTTCAGGTAATACAAGTGGTATTGCTATGGGTGGTGTAGCAGGAACTATAACAGTTGTAATTTCTGAAACAGAGACAAAAGCCTTAACAGCACCCGCTACAAATGTATATGACCTTGAACTTATAACTGCCGATGGTGCAGTAACTCGTTTGGTAGAAGGTAAGGCGACTGTTTCACCTGGCGTTACTGAATCTACTTATACTGGTTAATGATGGGTAACATTCTTGAGATAACTGAAACCAGACCTACGGTTCAAGTTACTGAGGCGGGTAATACGCTTCAAGTGGTTGCACCTAATTCTATTGTTATTACAGATGTTACGCCCACGGTAACTATAACTTCTTCAAGACCTCAAGTCATAGTCCAAAACGCAGGGATACAAGGACCAATTGGAGTAAACTGGAGAGGTGCATGGGCTGATGTAAGTATCTACCTTAAATCAGACACAGTTCATTACGGTGGCTCTTGTTATTATTGCATAGCAGATACAGGAGTTTCCACTGAACCACCATCTACCGACACAACACATTGGAACTTGATGGTTTCAAATGGAGCAACAGGAATTAACTGGAGGGGGGCATGGAGTATTCTCGCTTCTTACGCTATTCTTGATGCAGTTGAATACAATGGCTCTGCGTTTATTTGTACTGAAGCAGTATCAGGAAACAACCCGCCCCCAGATGATTTCAGCAATAACACCTATTGGGACTTGATTGTAAGAACAGCGTTTATCCATAAAGGCAATTACGATTCAGGGACTCGTTATAACGCTAATGAGACAGTTCTCTACAACGGTCAGATGTGGAGGAGTACCACGGATGGTAACGCATACGCCCCACCTGACCACCCATTTGAAAACACTACTATTTGGCAATATGTATCGGTAGCAACCCCGCACATGGGTACTTTTGATGTAAGCACTCTATACTATCAAAACGAAATTGTTGACCACTTAGGTAGTTCATATATTTGTACAGGTCAAGTCAATACTTCAGGCGCACCCCCAAGTTCAGATTGGGATTTAATGTCAAGCAAGGGCGACCAAGGGGTTGAGGGTCTATACTGGCAGGGGGCTTGGAATGGTTTTGGTTCTGTGGACTATATAGTTGATGACGCTGTTTCTTTTGAAGGCAGTTCTTGGGTTTGTATTCAAGCACACACAGGCTCACCACTTCAATATGCCCCAGATTATGTCGGCTCTGAATACTGGGAAATACTCGCTTCAATAGGAGACACAGGTCCTGCTTCAATTGTTCCAGGTCCGAATGGTGGTGCGTTAGGTGATGGATACATATACGATAACGACACATCAGGAGGAAGTTCGATAAACGGGTACTGTCGATTCAATAATGCTGTTAATTTAACTATAGCGACAAAATGTTGGCTATCAAATAATGACAAAGACGGGAACGACCTAAGCGAATACATGCTTTCGTTCGCAGACACAACAAGTACCATTAAGTGCCACTTAACCATCGCAAAGAATGGTGACAATCAGAAGTTTCTTTCTTACACTGTTGAAAGTATAAGTTCTGGTTTAGGGTTTATAGAACTAACACTTACGGATTGTGTGGCGAACTCATCCAATACACCCTTCACCGATGACGACACAGTAGTTGTTGGTATGTTCAGAACAGGCGACAGGGGTACAGTTTGGAAGGGTGCGTGGAGTTCTTCTACAGCATACATTTTAGCCGATTCAGTATCCCACGGAGGTTCATCTTGGATTTGTATTCAAGCAGGAACAGACCAAGAACCATTAAGCGGTAGTTCCTACTGGGAGGTTCTAGCAGAAGGTGGGGCAGGTTCAGGTGCAGGTTCGGTTGGTAGTGGCTACAAGTTCGACACAGCAATAACAAATGACCCATCAAGCGGTGAAGTTCGTCTTAATGCCACAACTTTCCTTGGCTCAACGGCAGCGTACATCCATGAGGTAGACTTAAAAGGCGGGAATAACGAAAAACTATTTGTCAATTGGATTGGTAGCAATACATCGGGGGTAATAGGGTATTTGAAGTTGACTTCTGCATCCGACCCAACACGATGGGCGGGTTGTGAGATTACTCGGCACACACCTGTTGATGGTGATGTACATGAATTAACAACACAAAACCACTCAACAACACTCGTTAGTAGATTTGATGACGAAGAGTTAATTACTGTCTCATTGGTAAGAGCAGGTGACGCAGGATTAAATTGGCGAGACACCTACGACCAAACCCTAGCCTACGCCATTGATGATGCAGTGCATTACAATAGTCGGGCATTTGTTTGCGTAACAGCACACGACCAATCAACAGGAGAACCCCCAAAGAGCGACAACACGGGGTTATGGAGATTACTTACTACAGGTTTTGAGTATCGTGGAACTTGGGCTAATAGTGTTACCTACTACGAGAATGACATTGTTTTACACGATGGCAGTTCATACATTTGCACAGTTAATGGTACTTCTGGTTTTACTCAGCCACAATCTAATCCTAATTTTTCGGTGTTTGTATCAAAAGGTGACGCAGGGGAAGACGGTTCAAGTGCAGACATGCCCATTGGCTCTATTATTATGTGGGCGGGTTCTACAGCACCAGATGCTAGTTGGTTAATATGTGATGGTTCAAACTACCCCACTGGTGGTACATACGCAGATTTATATGGCGTAATTGGATACTCCTACTCACCAAATTCATCTGGTAATTTTCATATACCAGACATGCGAGAAAAGTTTGTAGCAGGTAAAAAAGCCGTAAGTACATGGGCAAGCGAATTAGGTGACACAGGTGGTGCAAGTACAGTTCCGCTTTCATTGGCTGAAATGCCTATTCATACACACGGCGTACTTATTGATTTTCTTGATAAAGGTGATACAGGTCAAACGACTCAACCTTCTTATTGGCAGAGGTTCTTTCAATATGATGGATTTGAGTCGTGTGACGATGAAGACGAATGTACATACCCAGATACTGCATTGTTGAATGAAATGTACAGAGAAACAATGCCCTCTAATACTGATTGGGAGGGGGAGTATGAAGAATCCTATGATAATGTTGGTGATGACCACGCATCCCCCAAATACCTAAAAGAGATGGGGTCAGGTAATGCTCATGAAAACAAGCCACCATTTGTAATTGTAAATTACATCATAAAGGCGACACTAAACTAATTAAAGAGAGAACATTATGGCAAACGAAGAAAATAATAAAGTAGACTCAACAAGTCTTGAGTATGATGAAATGTCTGCGAAGTGGGAGTTGTTACACGCTCTTATGGGTGGCACACAAGAAATGAGAAAGGGTAGAACCAAGTGGCTTGCACAAGAACCACGAGAGTCTGCCGAAGCATACATAAACAGACTTAATCGTTCTTTTTTGTATAACTCTTATCGAGACACAATAGAAAAACTTGTATCAAAACCATTTAGTAGACCTGTTCTTTGTTTAGGTGATAAGACAGACCAAACAGAAGAATGGATTAAAGATATGGATATGAACGGGAGAAATCTTACACAATTCTCAAGAGATGTCTTTACAGCAGGGGTTACTTATGGGTGTTCACACATTTTAATTGATTTTCCTCAATTCTCCGCTACTGCAACTCTTGCAGACGAAAAAGAAGCGGGGGTTCGTCCTATTTTTGTCCATGTTAATCCTACACAAGTGATAGGTTGGAGAACTGAAATAGCAAGTAGTGGTAAAGAGGTTTTAACACAAATAAGAATACACGAACGAAAAACAGAATCAGAAGGAGAGTTTGGGGACAAAGAAGTAGATTATATTCGTGTATACACACCCTACGATTGGCAACTCTGGAGAAAAGATGAAGAGAATAAAGAAACAGACTACTCTTTGATTGACTCTAACTCGCACTCTTTTGGCAGTATTCCTATTGTTACTTATTATGTAGCAAGAACAGGAACTATGACCAGTACACCTCCTATGGAGGATTTGGCTTGGCTAAATCTTGCTCACTGGCAAAGTATGTCTGACCAACGAAACATTTTAAGATTTGCAAGGGTTGGTGTGCTATTTGCGGCAGGATTCTCAGAAGAAGAAATGGAAGAGGGTCTTACAATTGGTCCTAATCAACTTATTCGCTCAACGAATGCAGACGCAAAGGTTAGTTATGTAGAACATAATGGTAATGCAATTGAAACAGGGCAAGCAGACTTAGACAAACTTGAAGAAAGAATGAAAGTCCTTGGTCTTCAACCTATCGTGCAACGCTCAGGAAATCAGACAGCAACAGGCAGAGTTCTTGACGAAAGTAGAACACACACATCTATACAAGCATGGATTCGCTCACTTGAAAATACACTACGACAAGCATTTGAATATGCAACACGGTGGACTAAAACTGAGTTGCCTGAAACTTTTTCTATTGATATTAACAATGATTTTGGTCTTTCCGAACGCATTGGTGATGATATTCGCTCCCTCATCGAAATGCGTAAAGCGGCGTTGCTATCGGGCGACACCTTCTTGCGAGAAGTTAAGAGGCGTGGGTTGCTGTCAGAAGTGGTGGATATTGACTCAGAACTGGACGCTATCGAAGAAGAAGGTCCTCCACTCGGATTACTTTCATTCCCACCTGCCGAGGACACAGACGAAAATGAGGATGAAGCGCAAGAAAATAAGGAGACTAAATTAGATGACAAGTATTGAGACTAATAATTTAAAGACTGCTCCTGTTTGTGATAGATGTATGCGACCATTTAGCCCAGTTGTTTGCCACGGTCATGTACAATGTGCGTTATGTGGGCAGATACAGGTTGGAGGTGATTGTTGTCAGGGAAGTCAGCAAAAAG